CGAGACCACCAAGAAGCGCACCAAAGCGCAGCCCACTGGCGAAGTCGTTACGGCCTTCAAGGGCTTCAATCAATCCCTGCAATGTCGCGGCTTTCAGTTCGAGGTCGGTAAGACCTATCAACACGAAGGCGAAGTGAAAGCCTGCGCGTCGGGGTTCCATTCGTGCGAGTTCCCGCTCGACGTTTTCAATTACTACAACCCAGCCGACAGCCGCTTCGCTGTGGTCAAGGCATCCGGCCAGATCAGCCGGCACGACGGCGACAGCAAGGTCGCCAGCGCCACCCTCACCGTAGAGGCTGAAATCGGCCTGCCGGTGTTAGTCGCCCGCGCCGTGGATTGGGTCATGGGCAAGCTGGACAAATCCATCGAGCAGACCCTCGTCACGGGCTACCAGTCGGCGGCCACGAACACGGGCAACCGCTCGGCGGCCACGAACACGGGCAACCAGTCGGCGGCCACGAACACGGGCGACTACTCGGCGGCCACGAACACGGGCGACTACTCGGCGGCCGAGGTGAAAGGCACCGAATCCGTAGCGGCCTCGCTTGGTATTCAAGGCCGCGCCCGCGCCGCAGCCGGCTGCGCCATCGTCCTCTGCTACCGCGACGAGAACGACGGCCGCCTAGTCCATATCCGCGCCAGCCAGGTGGGCGACAACGGCATCAAGCCGGACACCTGGTACGCCCTCGACGCCACTGGCGAATTTGTTGAAGTTGAAACCGAAAACGAGGTGGCCGAATGAGCGAGCACGCCAAACTCTCCCCATCCAGCGCGCACCGCTGGCTGAACTGCCCCGGCAGCGTGGCCCTTGAGGCGACGTGCCCGGATGATTCCAGCGACTTCGCCGACGAAGGCACGGCCGCGCACGAACTGGCCGCCATGGCATTGACCGCCGGCAACGATGCCGCCGCCTACTTGGGCCGCGTCATCCAGGTGAATGGCAAGGGCTGGGAAGTCACCGACGACATGGCCGGCCACGTGCAGAAATACCTCGACTACGTGCGCAGCATCGAGGGCGAACTCATGGTCGAGCAGCGCTTGAGCATCGAGGCCATTACCGGCGAAGCCAACGCCAAGGGCACCTCCGACGCCGTGATCCTGGCCGGCAACGAACTGGTGATTGTCGATTTGAAGTATGGCCGGGGCGTCAAGGTCGATGCCGAGAACAACGAGCAGTTGCAGATTTATGCCCTGGCCGCGCTCAACGAGTTCGAATTCCTCGGCGACTTCCATACCGCGCGCGTCGTCATCGTGCAGCCCCGCCTCGACCATATCAGCGAGTGGGTGCGCAACGTGCCGGACCTGCGCACGCTGTTCGCCGAGCACGTCAAGCGCGGCGCCGAGCGCTGCTTCTCGGCCATGCAGTACCACGGCAACTACAAGGAACTGCACGAGAAGTACCTCAACCCCGGCAACGATCAATGCCGATTCTGCAAGGCCAAGGCGATCTGCCCGACGCTGACCGAGCACGTGCTCTCCACCGTGGCCGACGATTTCGTCGATACCACCGAGCCGGTGGCCCCGCAGATCGAGCACGCCGCCGAGCGCACCTTCGACAACGCCATCCTCGGCAACCTGCTGGGCGCCGTTGATCTGGTCGAGTCCTGGTGCAAGGCCATCCGCGCCAAGGCCGAGGCCGAACTGCTCGCTGGTCGCCCGGTGCCCGGCTTCAAGCTGGTGGAAGGCCGACGCGGTGCCCGCCGCTGGGCCGACGACAAGGAAGTCGAGGCCACCATGAAGTCCATGCTCATGAAGCTGGAAGAAATGTACGACTTCTCGCTGATTTCGCCGACCAGCGCCGAGAAGCTGCACAAAGCCGGGACCATCGGCCCGCACCAGTGGCCGAAGTTGCAGGGCCTCATTACGCAAAGCGAAGGCAAGCCCAGCGTGGCGCCCGAGTCCGACAAGCGCCCGGCCCTCGTCATCCAGGCCACCGCCGACGAATTCGCCGACGTGAGCAACGAAGTGGACGACCTCGTATGAGCAAGCGCAACCACCCACTGTTCAGCCTGTGGCGGCAAATGTGGCGCCGTTGCACAAACCCGAAGGCCGCTGACTTCAAGCACTACGGCGGGCGTGGCATCACGGTTTGCAACGAATGGCGCGACTTCTGGAAGTTCGTCGAGGATATAGGCGAAAAGCCGGCCGGCATGTCGCTGGATCGAATCGACAACAACGGGCCTTACTCGGCGACCAACTGCCGCTGGGCCAGCCAGAAAGAACAGGCGCGCAATTCTCGCCTTCGGGCTTCCAACAAGACCGGCATCAAGGGCGTGATCTGGAATCGCACGCACCAGCGGTTTTATGCACGCACCCGCGAGAACGGCTATCTGTGCTGCACGACTGATTTCTTTGAAGCGTGTTGTTTCCGCAAGTCCTACGAAGCGAGGGCAATGCAATGAAACCCCTGCCGCCTGCCACGACGTTACCCCCCGACGCCGCAAAGCTGCTGCAACAGGCGGCACAAACCCCCATCACGCGGGCCGACCCGCTCGCGCGTGTGAAAGCCATCGAGAAAGCCATCGAGCGGGTCAAGCGTGAGTACCCCCAATTTTTCCAGACCAAGGAGCTTTAACCATGAAACTGAAACTCAACAACGTGCGCCTCGCCTTCCCCGTGCTGTTCGAGGCCAAGACCGTCAATGGCGAAGGTAAGCCGGCGTTTTCCGCTTCCTTCCTGATGGACCCGGCCGACCCGCAAGTGAAGGCCCTCAACCAGGCCATCGAGCAAGTCGCCAAGGGCAAGTGGGGCGCCAAGGCCGACGCCATCCTCAAGCAGATGCGCGCCCAGGACAAGGTGGCCCTGCACGACGGCGACCTCAAGTCCAACTATGACGGCTTCCCCGGCAACCTGTACGTGTCCGCACGCAGCACCACCCGGCCGCTGGTCATCGACAAGGACAAGAGCCCGCTCACCGAGCAGGGCGGCAAACCCTACGCCGGCTGCTACGTGAATGCCAGCGTCGAACTGTGGGCGCAGGACAACAACTACGGCAAGCGCGTGAATGCGGGCCTGCGCGGCGTGCAGTTCCTGCGCGACGGCGACGCCTTCGCGGGCGGTGGTGTCGCGAGCGAGGACGAGTTCGACGACATCACCGAGGGCGCCGCGGCGGCCGACCTGGTGTAACCCAGCGCCCCGGCCTTCGGGCCGGGCGCTTTGGTGAGGCGGCGCGCAGCCTGGGGATTGCCTAGGGCCTCTCCCCAGCCGTACAGACGGCACCGCACACGCCCGCCGCCTCACCAAAGCGAACACGGAAAAGAACATGACGACCCTCTGGCTTGACCTTGAAACCTACAGCGCGGTGCCCATCACCAACGGCACCCACGCCTACGCCGAAGGCGCGGAAATCATGCTTTTCGCCTACGCCCTCGACGACGGCCCGGTGAAAGTGTGGGACTGCACCGCCCAGCCCCTGATGCCCGACGACCTCGCCGACGCGCTCGACGACCCGGCCGTCATCCTCTACGCCCACAACTCCCACTTCGACCGCACGGTGCTTTGGCATTGCGGCTACCGCCTGCCGCGCGAGCGCTGGCGCGACACCATGGTCAAGGCCCTGGCCCATTCGCTGCCGGGCTCGCTGGGCGATCTGTGCGACATCCTCAAGATTCCCACCGACAAGGCCAAGGACAAGGCCGGCCGCCAGTTGATTCAAATGTTCTGCAAGCCGCGCCCGGCCACCAGCAAGGTGCGCCGCGCCACGCGAGAAACGCACCCCGCCGAGTGGGCCAAGTTCGTGGAGTACGCCAGGCTCGACATCGAGGCCATGCGCGCCATCGACAAGAAGCTGCCGGCATGGAACTACCAGGCTGGGGAACTTGCCCTGTGGCACCTCGACCAGGCTATCAACGACCGGGGCGTCATGGTCGACACCGACCTGGCACACGCCGCCATCCGCGCCGTGGAACGTGCGCAGAAGGTACTCGCCGCGCGCACCAGTGACCTGACCCTGGGCGTGGTGCAGGCGGCCACCCAGCGCGACGCGCTGCTGCGCCACCTGGTCGCGGCCTACGGCATCGACCTGCCGGACATGCAGCAGAGCACGCTGGAACGGCGCATTGCCGACCCCGACCTGCCGGCCGAGTTGCGCGAACTGCTCGCCATCCGCTTGCAGGCCAGCACCACCAGCACCAGCAAGTACAAGACCCTCGCCAAGGCGGTGAGCAGCGACGGCCGCCTGCGCGGCACGCTGCAATTCAACGGCGCCAGCCGNACCGGCCGCTGGGCCGGGCGCCTGTTCCAGCCTCAAAACCTGCCGCGCCCCGTGCTCAAGCAGGCCGCCATCGACCAAGGCATCGAGGCCATGAAAGCGGATTGCGAGGATCTGCTCTTCGGCAACGTCATGGAACTGACCAGCAGCGCAATCCGGGGCTGCATCATCGCGCCCAAGGGCAAGAAGCTGGTGGTCGCTGACCTTTCCAACATCGAAGGCCGGGTGCTCGCCTTCCTGGCCGGTGAAAAGTGGAAGCTGCAGGCGTTTGCCGACTTCGACACGGTGCAGGCCGAGGACGGCCAGTGGATTACCGGCACCGAACTGGTGGCTGCCTACCTCGACCGGCGGCCCGTACCGCTGGCGCTCGATGCCAAGGGCGAGCCCATCCGCAAGGGGCACGACCTCTACAAGCTGGCCTATGCCAAGTCGTTCGGCATTAAGCCCGAGGCGGTGAGCAAAGACAACCGGCAAGTGGGCAAGGTGCAGGA